AATGGCAACACTTGGCACACAGACAATTAGCACAAGCTATACCCAACTCCTAAAGACGTTTGGTAGCAACATTGTCGACGGAACTATGCGAGCCATTTCTAGTGGCGACGAGGCTGGAGTTTCGGCCCTTCAGATATCGACCACAGGGGCTAAGAGCACCGGGACGTTTGCGGTGGATGGAGCTTCGACACTCCTGGGCCCGGTAACGTTTGGCTCTAATACCACTCTTTCCACAGGCACAACAACGATCGCTACTGCCAGCATTAGCACTGCCACGATCAGTACCGCAACAATCAGCACTGCTACAATTAGCACGGCAACTATCAGCACTGCTACAATTAGCACAGCCACAATTAGCACTGCTACAATTAGCACTGCCACAATCCCTCTTCAGCTTGGCCCTGTAACATTCGGGACTAACGTCACCATGTCTACCGGGACTGCAACGATCGGCACGATTGCTTCCACGACGATTAACAATACTGGTCTTGCCACGGTTGGCACCCTGGAGATTGGGGCAACTGGTCCGAACATAACTAAGGTATCATACGGTACATTCCCATTTACTGGAGGCACGGTTCAGACGCACGCTGCCAACGACACCACAACTGGCACATTTGCGTTACCTTGTCAGCTTGGAGACATTGTGTTTGCTTCGATCAATAGCCTCGGATCAACCAATGGCACGGCACTGGTTTTAACAGACTTTTTCCCAATAGCTACGGATGTTGTTAGATTCAACATAATCGGGAAAGGCCAAACCGCAGGGACAATTCCTGCAGGAACAATCTTCGCAACCGCAATGAGGTTTACAACTTAATATGGCAAACGTACTCGATCGCAATTTTGACTTTTTAACTAACGGTACGGTCACGGCCGCGGGTCTGCACAACCTTATCGACGAGACCAATATTTATGCCGGGCTAATTTCGACCCAGGAAGAAAAGACAACCGTAGGCACTTCGGATCTACTGCTTGTCGCAGACTCGTCATCGATAGGCAGTCCTCAGATAGCTGCGAACAGGACGACGGTTTATAATCTGTTTGATGACGCGCTTACCAGTGGCACATATGCAAATGCACAGCTTTCTGGAAATTTGACATATGGTACTGCTACCGGGAATCGGACAATCAGCACTGGTGCAAACATTACCAACGGCACAATCTCGACCCTCATCGCCGGGACGACAACGTCGACCGCGGCCGTGATCACGAATGGGACGATCACAACAGCACTGATCCCCACGCTTACTGCCGGAACCACTACAGGAACGGCAGGCATTTTTACATCTGGAACGATTGCTACTCTTAATAGCACCACTGGAACTATTGCGACATTAAACAGCACAACTGGAACGATTGGCAATCTTTCAACCACCCTTACTGGTGACCTGACGATTAGCGCTGGAGTTGCCACGGCAAGCACCGCAACCGTTGCCAAGCTCGCCTCCGCTCAAGAATATACCGCAGCACATAATTTTAATGCAACTACTCTTACGAGCGGAAACTCAATTGCTTGGGATTTGTCGGCCAACCAAGTTGCAAGGCTTGTTCTTTCTACAAACGGAACAATGTCCGATGCGTCAAACAAAGTTGATGGTGCAGTATATATCTTGCTTGTGACTCAAGGAACTGGATCAAATACGCTTGCCTGGAATGCTACATACAAGTGGCCTGGTGGCACTGCACCAACCCTAACAACTGGTTCTGCCAAGAGCGATATTTTCACATTCATATCAAACGGAACATCTCTTTTCGGAGTTGCATCGCAGAATTACTCCTAGGAAATAATATGGCGTGGCCTGTATTTCCTTTTTCTCATATGGGTACAAAATATCCATCATCCGTAGAATATCTTGTTATAGCTGGAGGTGGTGCTGGAGGAAGTAACGGACCTAATGGTTTTGTAGCTGGCGGAGGCGGAGGATCTGGAGGATACCGTTGTTCTGTTTCTGGCGAAACATCTGGAAGTAATTCATCCGCAGAAAGCCAACTATCAATTTCTGGAGGCATACCATATACTGTTACAGTTGGTGGTGGCGGCCCTGGATCAAACAACGGAGCCGGAGGAGTTGGGAGCAACTCTGTTTTATCATCTATTACAAGCACTGGAGGAGGAGGAGGTGGCTATCGAGCAACACTTGGTGGCGGATCTCAGAACGATGGTGTTGCTGGTGGTGCTGGTGGAGGAGCTTCGTATAACGCTACTGGCGGCGCTGGAACAACAGCCCAAGGATTTAAGGGTGGCAACAATCCAGGTGCTTCGACTCACGGTGGAGGTGGAGGTGGTGGAGCAGGCGCAGTTGGCGCAGATGTAGGACTTAATGTTGCCAATGGAACTAATGGTGGAACTGGAATTTTTTCATCAATCACCGGAACATCCACAGCAAGGGGTGGTGGCGGAGGCGGAGGAATGGGAAATGGTGGATCTGTGCAATCATCTGGTGGTGCTGGCGGAGGCGCGAATGGAAGTCCTTCAGCTAGCTCAAGCGGAAGCAGTGCCCCTGCAAATCTAGGTGGTGGTGGTGGTGGTGCTGGAGGAGACGTTGGCTCAGGTGGAAATGGTGGGAAGGGTGTAGTAATCATACGTCATTCCGATGCTTTTGCACAAGCATCTACAACTGGAAGTCCCACCATAACAACTTCTGGTGGATTTAGGGTATATGTATTTAACGACTCCGGAACAATTACTTGGTAGATATATGGCATACTTTGCACAAATAAATGATTTTGGAATTGTTGAGCAAGTGATTTCAATAAATAATTCAGTTATTGGAGAGCCAGAAAATAGTTTTCCAAATACCGAACCAATTGGAGTTGATTTTATTTGCAACACACTTCTTCTTGGTAATGCATGGAAGCAAACAAGCTATAATAAATCTTTCAGGAAAAACTATGCTGGGATTGGTTATACTTACGATTCTGCAAGAGATGCCTTTATAGCTCCCAAACCGTATGCATCATGGATTCTTGATGAAGAAAGTTGTACCTGGAAGGCTCCGATTGAAAGGCCAGAAGGAGCCTGGTATTGGGACGAGGAAACAATTAGCTGGAAGGAAATAACCAATGACATTAACTGAAATCGCTCAGTACGCGGGTGAGAAGATCGGGAAAACTGATTCCGATACTTTAACATTCCTGCAGAAGTCGGCATCGCTTAACTACAGGCGCGTGTGGAACTTTGCCCCATGGCGTGAAAGCATTACGAATTCCACATACTCCGTCTCAACGTCGACCAGGACAATTACCCTGGGATCTCTTGTTGAAAATCCCTTGTCCGTAGCCTACGGAGACAGCGAGTTGTTATCTGTAGACCTTCAGACAATTGTAAGCCAGGACGCGGACTTGCTTGACCAGGAAAGGACCGGGACTCCAACTCAATATTATTTCAAGGGCCGAAACACGTCCGGGACTGCAGAGATCGACTTGTACCCACTGCTCAATACGTCCAGCACAACCGCGTTGAAAGTAATAGAAAAGATAACTTGCGTCACAAGGCAGAATAACATTGTCGAGTTTCCTCCGAGTTCTGCCGCTATTACGGACGAATTGCGTCTCCCACACGTTCAGCATGTTGTCTTGGCACTTACTCACGCCGACGCATTAGAACGCGAGCGTCAGTACGCCAAGGCGCAAGCAGTCGTGTCGACCGCGAATGCTGACCTGGCGCAGATGGCTCAATACGAGATGAGCCAGGTCGGAGGAATAAAGGTCATCACACCGTCAAGTTTAGGCGAATACAGCATCACAGACATAGGGGTTTAGTCCGTGCCATATTTCCAGGACAACTTAGACGACGTTCTGTCCTTTGACGGAATTCGCAATTTTACCGGGGGCCAGGCTAGCGGATTGCAGTCTGATCTCCTTGGCGAAAATCAAGTACAGCAGTTGTACAATATGACCCTTTCCCCGAAGGGTAATCTTGAGACTAGAATCGGAACTTCAAGTTTTGCCACCGGGGCGACTAGCGGAACAGGGTCTATCGGCGGGATGCGGTACTACGAAACAGGATCGACGTCGCAATTGGTTACCGTGACAAACGGAAGGCTCTACAGTATTAATTCAAGCGGAAGTGCGACATTAAGCCCTGCAGATTTAACATGGTCCGCGACCACAAGCCAGTTTGGAACGAATACACAAAAATGGGCTAGCGGATATTCTGTTAGTTCTGCCGTTGAAGTTAGCATGGCACAATTCAATAATAAGATGTACCTGGCAGACGCCGACGCTGATCTCCACTATTGGGACGGAGATATTGTGGTAAGGCAGTCCGGGAAGGTTAGGGCAATTACGGTAACAAGTGGTGGCACCGGGTACACAAGCGCGACGGCAATTGTGACAGGCCCGCAATGGGGTGGACAATTCCCCACGCTTATTACTCAGGTCGCAGGGGGCGTCGTCACAGGAGTGACCGTCGTCGAGGGAGGATCTGGATATTCCGCAGCCCCAACAGTGACGATTATTGGGAATGGATCTGGAGCCACAGCAACGGCAACTGTAAGTCCGCCACCTCAAAATCTTAGGCTTTTGGTTAATATTGAAAACAGGCTTTTTGGAGTTGGGGCTGGAGACACCAGGAACACGCTTTATGCTTCGGACATTCTTGACCCCGCGGTGTGGGATCCCACAAATAGCATTGTTGTGAACGGAGATGACGGAGACCAGATCACGGCAATCGTCCCATACTATAACAACAGAATCATTGTATTCAAAAAGCGTCGAGTCTTCCAGGTGGATATTCCTAGCGACGCCACAACCGCAGCTGATTGGGTCGTGTCCATCATATCAAATAACACTGGCTGCGTAGCAACCGGGACAGCGGTCCAGGTAAGTAGCGATATTCTTTTCTTATCAGACAACGGAATTCGGTCCCTGGTCCGCTCGGTTGCAGACGACTTTAGCTCGGTAGGCGTACCAATCTCGGAAGTTGTCAAAGACGTTATTCAAAGCATAAACACTGACTCAATTAGAATTTCTACAGCAATTTACTACGACAATAGATATTTCCTGGCAGTTCCGACAGGATCAAGCAACGTCAACGATACGCTCATAGTTTACAATACTGTGCTTGGGGCATTTGAGGGGACCTGGAGCCCAAGGATAATGCAGTTTACTCTTACAAATTTTAACCAAGCGGGGACCAGGGTAATGCTCAAGAAGGTAAACGGAGTTATCGAGCAATATGCTGGCTATAAATCCCCGGCTGGAACAGTCTCGTCAGACTACCTGGACGCAGGAACAAGCTATGACTCCTATGTTCGCACTAAAGATTTTAATTTTGGGGATACGTTTGCTGCCAAATACGGATCGCATTTCGAGGTCATCTTTGATGACTCGTATTCTAACAGCGCAAACATCTTTATTCAAAGAGACGTCGATACCGGAGACATCAGCGTTCAGTCCGGGCTGGACATTGCGAGCTCGGTGCTGACTCTTCCGTTTGTGCTTCCTGCCGTACTCCCAACCTCCGTAAAGAAACGGATTGCAAGCGATCTTCGTAAGTATGAGAAGTGGCGTCTGCTGAACATCAAAATTTCAAGCACTGCAAACAAAATGGCAATCCGGCAGATTGTTGCGGCCGCCAACCCGGACACGATCGAGATCCAGAAGGTAATATGACCGCTATAGAATATATCGAAGCGTCCGGGGTTCCGGAGGGCATGTGGCACAACCTAGCTGATTGGTTTAATTGGTTCGAGAGGCAGGGCATGGTCGGCATCGTCGAGGACTCGAACGGCATCGCCGGGGTGGCGCTAGCCAGGTGCCTGAAAGAGGGCCAGAAGCCTGACCACTACGTCCACTCTGAGGATGGGGACAATGTCTTTGTAGACTTGACGATCTCCTCAAAGGGTGCTATCTCCTTGAGGTGCCTGTTGCTTCTCCTTTGGGAGCGTTTTGGCATTCGTAAACGTATTACGTTTAATCGTTCTGGAAGATACAGGAGTTATGATTATATGAATTTTATGAAAAAGGCAAGGGTCTAATGGGTGGCGCACCTTCTATTCCTGCACCTCCTCCCCCGCCCGATCCGAATGCGGTAGCGCAGGCCAATGCGGCTGCGTACAGAACTAACATTGAGACGTATATGGAGAAGGCTCCCGGCATGGCCGAGCTAGAGAACAAGCTACGAATTCAGTACATGCCCCAACAACGTTCCCTGGAGCGTCAGTTGTCAGCACTTGACCAGCAGGCCGGGGTACAGGCCGGAATGCAACTTGAGCGTCAGTACGGACCGCAACGTACCCTAGAAGGATTGCGCAGGGCATACGAGCAGAGTCCACAGGCTTATGCTTTGAACCGCGGATTAGGAGACCAGATGACCCGCCAGTTCGAGCGCCTCTATGGAACCAGCCCATACGCCTCAGTCGAGCAGAATGTAGCAGTCAACAGGCAACCAGAACCGTTTGATTTTTATGGTACGGTTGGAACAAACATTGGCAATCCTTCACTAACTGTTGGGACTAAATAATATGGCAGTTCTATCAAAAGAAGAATTCTATAACCAAAAGTATGCTCCAACAGCAAATTGGAATGAGTTATTTTATACTAATCCAGGTCACTTTCAGTCCGCAAATCCTCCATCTGACTATAAAAGTTTTCTAGCTGGCAAATCTTCATACAACGGAAATTGGAACAGCGGTCCTAGAACATATAGTGCAGATGCTGTTGATAAGAATGCAATGCTTCGCGACTTTGATAATGCCTACCAAGAGTATAAGGATACCGCGAGAGACGAGGAGCAGAAGCAGAGCTTGGCTCAAATTCAAGGCCAGGAAAATACCCGCAACTCTCTTGCCTCTCAGATTCAAGCATTGACTGCTGGTGGAGGTGGAATGCAAAATCCTAACGCAGGCCCAGCCTTCAACCAAGCCTTATCACAACTTTCTGCTGGGCGCAACTATGGATCATCTGACCTTGGCACGATGTTAAACTTCCAAGTGTCCGACCAGCAGATCGTTGATGACTACAACAACACAAGGCTATCCAGCCTAAACAGCGTGATTGACCGGGGCAACGCCCAGATCGCTGGAATCAATGAACGACTTGCTACCGCAAACAAACTTCTTTCCGATCTTCCTGCTGGTTCCGCGCAAAGGACATCTTCAGAGGCTTTCATCAAGCAACTCAATGATGATCTGCAAAGCGTAACAGGAGCAGTCACCGAAGCGCAGGACATGCAGAAGAATTTCACCCCGATCACGATGGATAGTCCAGAAGGATTGAGGGAGATCACGTCGCTTAGGTCATTCCTCCAGCTTCCAGAGGAGCGCGCCTCTCAGCAACTTTACCAGATCGATCCGGATTCTTATCGCACCGCGGTTAGCCTGGGCAGGCAGTACAGGGACATGGCGACTCAGCCACTTGAGCCCACAACTACTCCAGAGACAGAGCAACTTCGCAAGACCATTGAAGAAGAGGCGATGAACCAACTTCGGCTTGGATCTACGATTGGGGCCGAGGAACGTCGCGGGTACGAGCAGGCAATCCGCGGGGCTCAAACTGCCCGGGGCAATATTTTCGGACTTGGACCAGCAGTGCAGGAGGCCGCGCAGATCGGCGCAGCCGGAGAACAACGCAAGCTGGCTCGGTTCGGCGCAGCGCAACAGTTCCTTGGTTCCGGTGAAACGTCCGGCGCAGCCAGGGCTCGAGATCTCTTGCTTCGTGAAGGCATCCAGCAGAACAGGCTTGGAGCCGCGGCCGGATTCATTGCTGGAGGACCTAGCATTGGCAATCTTGCCCAAGCCAGGACAGCACAACAGCAGGGTGCGATGCAGGGCTACATCCAGGCTAATCAAGCGCTACCTGGCGGATTTAATCAGCAACCTTCTACTGCTTCTCCGTTCTACCAGGCAGTGGACCAAAATATTCCTGTCGCCCTTACTCAGGCGTTTAATGATCTTTATCGTTCGCAATCCAATTACCAGGCCAGCACATACGGAGCCCAGGTCGGTGCCCAGGCCCAAGTTGCTAGCGCGTACTCCACCCCGAACTACATCAACGCGGTTGGTGGTCTGTTTGGAACAGGCGGAGTATTTTGTTGGGTGGCTAGAGAGGTTTATGGAGAAGATAATCCCAAGTGGTTACAATTTAGGGAATGGATGCTGACTAAGGCGTCTGACAACTTGAGAAACTTCTACACTGAGTACGGAGAAAGAATTGCAGAATCGATACGCAACAAACCAAAAATCAAGTCCATCATCCGCAAGTGGATGGACAGCAAGATAGGATAATTTTATGGCAAGCCCAAGACCACTAATTCCAATGCCATGGCAGATGGAGCAATTCAGAAAAGAGGACGAACGTCAGGCAACAGAGGACCAGGATCGGCAACTTCGAGTTCAAATGCTTAGACAAAGTTTGGAAGAAAAACTTTATCCTGGTCGCGAGGCAAAGAAGGTTGGTGAAGCTCTAATGGCGTCGACCGACCCAATTGAGCAGGCCGGGCTCATGCAACGTCTAGCCGAAACAACCGGGACAAGGACTGCTCCTGGAACAAGCATTGTGGTCCCGGCTGGATTGCCAGAAGAACTTGTTGACGCATACGTCGATCGCCAGGTGAACAAGGTCAAGTACTACAAAGAAAAGGCGATGATGGAGCAGGACCCCGAGAAGCGCAGAATCATGATGAGCGTTGCTGACGCAGGGGAAAAAGCCCTTGTTGCTAAAGGCAAGGAATTGACTCAGGCAGATTTTGCATTTGAGTCAAATATTCGCGAAGCGTATCGCATGGCAGACGAGCTCGAGAATACTGTTAAAAAGTACGGAAATTTTGAAACTATGGACCC